TGGTGGCGACTTTGGTGGCGACTTTGGTGGTGGCGGCTTCTTTGGTTAAAATATTTAGGATAAAAAAATGACAATCCCATACATGGGCACAAAAAATGCCAGTTTTGCAGATACTAGTAAATCTGATATACCTTTAAACTTAGGCATCTATAAAGGAATAGTTAAAAAAATCGACACAGCTACTCGTAATGGTAGAATTTATGTGTTTGTTGACGGCTTTGGTAGTGACAACGCAGACTTAGAAGCTAGTTGGAAACCGATGAATTATGCTAGTCCATTCAGCGGATTTACGTCGGGGCCGATTGGTGCAAGCAAAGGCCTGCAAGTCAACAGTTACAGTTACACTCAACAAACTTATGGATTTACTATACCGTCGTTAGATATAGGTAGTCAAGTATTGTGTTGTTTTCCCAGCGGCGATACGCAAGAAGGATACTGGTTTGCTTGTGTAAATCCTAATCTGAGTCGATACATGGAGCCAGCTTTAGGAGCACTTGATCTAAGTAAAATAGATCCTGTTAGTATACCATCGGATGTATTGCCTTATTTAAAACCTGGTACACCTTATCCAGTTGGCGAATTTAATCAATTTGACAGTAAAGTTTATACCAGTAATTGGAATAATAGTCTAAGGCCTTTAAATATTCCACAAACTCTAAATTTAGTTCGACAAGGACTAGACAGTGATCCTAATAGAGGTGCAATCAGCAGTAGTCTGCAAAGGGATCCATTAAATAGTGTGTTTGGATTCAGCACCCCGGGTCGTCCTATTAGTACTCAAGATCCGCAAAATATTCCAGACCTACGTCAAAAATTATCCACGGGGGATTTTAATCCTACAGATTTTAATGTTACCACACGAGTGGGCGGTCATAGTTTTGTTATGGATGACGGCGACTTATACGGCAAAAATAATTTAACTCGTTGGAAAACTGCTGCCGGACATCAAATTTTGATGAATGACTCGGATGGGTTTATATACATAAGCAATTCAACTGGTACCACTTGGATAGAACTCACAGCCAAGGGCGATGTATTAATCTATGCCGGTAATGATCTTAGCATTAGAACTCAAGGCAACTTAATGATGCACAGTGATCAAAACATAAAATTTAATGCTGGTAGAAGTTTCAATGTTTATGCCAGCGAATCCATTAATTTACAGTCCCCACGAGCCATTCAGACCAATGCAGGACAAATATTAAATCTCTATGGCGGCCAAACGCAAATGTCATCACAGGGCGGAATGTCAATTGGTGCTGGTGGAAGTTTTGCACTCAAAGCCAGCGGGGCTATGCACTTAAATGCGTCAACTATTTCTTTAAACGGTGGCGGCGGTTCATCGGTTGCTGCTCGTCCTGGTAGTTTACCAACTTATAGTCTGCCAGATGCTAAGTTTACAGACACTGGATGGGCCGTGGTCAACAACTTTTTACATTCCACTAACTATAGGGTGCCCACACACGAACCTTACATACGAGGTAATGTAGCGGCACTAGTGGAATTACAGGAACAACTAGCTCAAGAGTCTACAACGATTGCTGACACCGATATAGCAGGAACACCAATTTCACCACCTGCAGTAACTGGTACAGCTGGCGCAGATCAAGCATCATTTCAGTCTGTGGCAGATCCTGCTCCTACTGCTTATTTTATCGAACAGCCAAATCCTGGCCAGGCATTGGGTGTATTAGACGCTGATCAAACAAGAGCGTATCTTGCTCAAGTAAGTTACAATGCCAGCGGCGGGGACTACGCCTACACTGGTGCAGACGGTCGCTTAGGGAAATATCAACTGGACGCAACAACATTAACTAATTTAGGATATGTCAACGCTGGCACTACAAATGCTGACTTGTCAAACCCCAATGTTTGGACTGGTAAAAATGATGTTAATAGTGCATCGGATTTTCAAACTAATACACTGATACAAGACCAAGCCGCCTACGACTATGCAAAGAAAAACTATGCAAGTTTACAGGCTTCTGGATTAATTAAAAGCGATACATCAGCCGACACAGTGTCTGGCTTGTTAGCCGCAAGCCACAGTGTGGGTGCCACAGCAACTACATCATGGTATACTACTGGAGAAATTGTCACAGACAATGTTGGAACTTCTGTTGTTGATTCTTTTAATCGTGGAAGGTATAGTCAGACTCAGGTACCTTTGATAACAGCCAGCGAAACGTCAAAACAAATCGTCGTTAATAAAACATAAATACGTTTATGGCTCTTTATAACGGTTTCAGCACTATCAATCGATCAAAACATTTTCGTATTACTGATTTTGAATTAGTTAAACAGGATTTAACTAATCATTTTAATATACGAAAAGGCGAAAAACTTATGAATCCAAATTTTGGTACAATTATTTGGGACAGTATATTTGAACCGTTTACTGAAGATACCAAAAATGCTATCATGCAGGACGTAAAACGTATTATAGGCTACGATCCCAGAGTAGCCGCGCAAAATGTCATAGTAACACAATATGACTATGGCATACAAATCGAAATAGATTTAATTTACATCTCCACAAATCAACGTAGCAGTCTTAATTTAAGATTTGATCAGCAAAGCAGGGCCGCTACAGTGACTTCAATTTTAGTTTAAAACCCCATATTTTATTTTCGATAAATATCTAAAACGGGGATAGTATGGCAAATACCACAAGACAAAACAGTCTCTTAGTCAATCAAGACTGGACTAAAATATACGAAAGTTTCAAAAACGCAGACTTTCAAAGTTATGATTATCAAACTCTTCGCAAGAGTATGATAGATTATCTACGTCTTTATTACCCTGAAGATTTTAATGATTTTGTAGAGTCCAGCGAATATATTGCGCTGATAGACATGATTGCTTTCTTAGGACAAAGTCTTGCTTTTAGAACAGACTTAAATGCCAGAGAAAATTTCATTGATACTGCTGAACGCCGCGACAGTGTATTAAAATTAGCTAGATTAGTTAGTTACGTGCCTAAGCGTAATCAAACATCTACAGGATTTTTAAAGTTTAACAGTGTGCAAACCACACAGACAGTCACAGACAGCAATGGCTTAGACTTAACCAATTTAATAATTAAATGGAATGACAGTACTAACATAAATTGGTATGAACAATTTGTATCGGTACTAAACGCAGCATTTCCTACAAGTCAAGTAGTGGGCCGCCCAGCCAACAGTAAACAAATTGGTGATGTTACCAACGAAGAATACAACATTAATTTGCCACCGGGTACTTTACCTGTTTATAAATTTCAAAGTCAAGTTGAAAATGCTGCACTGGGATTTGAAGTTGTTAGTCCTACCAGTGCTGGGGAAAGTTACATATATGAAGTTCCTCCGCAAACAGGCCGCCCGCTGAATATTCTTTACAAAAACGACAACTTAGGTAATGCCAGCAACAACACTGGATTTTTCTTTTATTTTAAACAAGGCGATCTACGCACTGTTGATTTTAGTTTTCAAGAAAGTATACCCAATAATTCAATATCTATAAATTTTGATAACATTAACAACAGTGATGTTTGGTTATATGAATTAACCAATTTTAATACCGTATACACATTGTGGAATAAAATACCTAGTGTAAACGGGGTTAACATTATCTATAATAACAATGCTGCCAAGAAAAGTTATCAAGTAAACACAAGAAACAACGATCAAGTTGATTTAGTGTTTGGGGACGGTACATTTGCAGCAATACCCAACGGAAGTTTCAGATCTTATTTTAGAGTTAGTACAGGACTAACTTATAAAATTACTCCAGACGAAATGCAAAATATTGTCTTGAATATTCCTTACGTTAGTCGTGTGGGAAAAGTAGAAACATTGACAATTTCAGCTAGTTTAAAATATACAATTGCCAATGCTATTTCTCGCGAGACACTAGACGAAATAAAAGTAAAAGCACCGCAACAATATTATACACAAGACAGAATGGTTACAGGGGAAGACTACAACACTTTCCCTTACAGTAATTTCAATTCTATCAGCAAAGTAAAAGCAGTCAACAGAACCAGCAGTGGTGTTAGTAGATTCTTGGAAGTATTGGATACCACCGGCCGCTATTCTAGTACTAACATATTTGCAGAAGATGGTATTTTATTCAGAGAATTTGATACTACTAGTTTTAATTTTACTTGGAATACAACGGGCGATATAAATCGTGTTATTCAAAATCAAATTTTGCCGGCTATTAGAGAAAAAACTTTGCTGCATTTTTATTATGAAAAATTCAGCAGAATTACTTTGAGTGATTTTTATTGGAGTAAATCCACTACAGGGTCAAGTTCTTCTACGGGATATTTTGAAAACTATGCCGGGGATATTCAACAAATTGGCGCAGGCGTTACAGGAAATCCTGCATACATAACTGAGAATAGTATTGTAGTCTTCAGCCCAGGTGAGGGAAATTATTTTAATTCACTGAACGAAATAATAGCACTTCCAGACTCCGGCATTCTTCCCCCTAACGGACAGTTATTGTTATACGTAACTATTGTTAATTTAGTGGGTAACGGAAGTCAAGGAAACCTCAGTAACGGCAAAGGGCCTGTGACTCTAAGCGAAAATGTGCCCACAGGCGCACAAGCAATAACAGTAATACCCGCATTCAGTAATACATTTACTACAACGTTTGTGGCTGAGTTAATCGCATTGATCAGCAAATACACAGAATTTGGTATTAGATACGATCAATTAAATCGAACATGGGCAGTAGTTACTGCTCAGAATTTAGATTTGAACACAGCATTTAATCAAACAAACCAAGGATCCAACACCGGTCTTAATGCTGATGCTAGTTGGTTACTGTCTTTCCAAGTTAATGGCCCAATCTATACAGTTCAAATTAGGGGCCTGAGTTACTTATTCGAAAGTACGAAAGAAACTAAATTTTATTTTGATAACAGAGTTAAGATTTTTGATCCTGTTACAGGTTTAACAGTTAATGACAATGTAAAAGTTTTAAAAGTAAACAGTAATCCAGAAACTAACCTTCCACAGTCACAGGATATTTCTTGGTACATATATAATCAAGTAGTAGAATCTGATGGTTATGTTGATGCTAGCAAAGTACTGGTAACTTTCAGTGACTTAAACGATGACGGTGTACCGGACAACCCAGACATATTTAATATTATTGTATTTGGTACAAATTCCGAACCTTCTACAATTACTAACGACAAATATATATACTTCCAAAAGAGCTACGGATACAATAGTTTTGTGACATATGTGCCTGTGACACAGTCTTTGGTTAACTCTGACTATGCCACTAAGGCGTCGATACTTCCTTATATCAACAATTACTCAGATGGTCAAATATTTTATACAACAACAGAGCAAGCATTCTATGTGTTAACTGTGTCAGGATCTACTAGATCCCTAACACTAAGCAATGACTACATTGCAAGGATTGGACGCCAGGATGTATATTTCCAATATAGACACAATGCTCCAGGTAATCGTCGTTTAGATCCAAGTCCAAGTAACCTAATTGATTTGTACATTTTGACCAAAGAGTATGAATTACAATATAGAACTTGGGCACTGGATTCTACAGGATCAGTGACAGAGCCAGACATTCCTAGCAGTGAAAGTCTAAGAATAGATTACAGTACATTGGAAGATTACAAAAGCGTTAGCGATGCTATCATTTATAGCGCGGCCAGATTTAAACCGTTGTTTGGTAATAAAGCTCGCCCAGAACTACAAGCTACTTTTAAAGTAATTAAGAACGCAAATATAAATTTAAGCGACAGTGAAATACGTAGCCAAGTTTTAACGTATATTAACGCATTCTTTGCAACTAACAATTGGGATTTTGGAGAAACATTTTATTTTACTGAATTAGCAACTTACATTCAGCAAAGTCTTGCACCTAACATCAGCAGTATACTAATTGTACCCAACAGCGCAACACAAACATATGGTTCTTTACAGCAAATCAGTTCTGAGCCAAATGAAATACTTATTAGCTGTGCAACAGTGAATGATATTGAAGTTATTACAGCAATTACTGCTGCTCAATTAAACCTTCAAAATCAATCGGTAAATACTATAATTAATTAAAACGCACATGCCTATTACTCAAACTGTAAAATTATTACCAGCAGTATTTCAAAGCGATACAAACAAAAAGTTTTTGAATGCTACACTGGACCAGTTAGTCACAGAGACTAATCTTGCACCTATCAGTGGATATGTTGGTAGAAAGTTTGCTCCGGGGTATACTGACATTGGCTCTTACATTAGAGAAATAGATAAAAGTAGAGCCGATTATCAACTTGAACCTAGTATAATTGTTAAAAATCAAACATCTGGAAATGTTGATTTTCATGTAACTTATCCTGAAGTACTACAGAAAATAAACTATTATGGTGGTGCCACATCAAATCAGGACAGACTTTGGTCCAATGAATTTTACAGCTACAATCCTCAAGTTGATTTCGACAAATTCATTAACTTTAGTCAATATTACTGGTTGCCCAATGGCCCCGATGCCGTTGATGTTTATGCTGGCCAAGTTGATTTAGAAAAAACTTTTTATGTATTCCCAGTAGACGGGCAAGACGTATACCACATAAGTGGTTACGGATTAACTTCTAATCCGGACATTGTGCTGGCTCGAGGAGGCACTTATACATTTAAAATTAATCAGCCTGGCAAACCTTTTTGGATCCAAACAGATCCGGGACTGAGCGGTCGTCAACTTCGCAACAATAATTTATCTAGTAGAGAAATACT